ATCTCGAAGCATAACATTTTCCATTGCCTGAGTCAAACGATACCCCGCCCCATGCCTCATATTCTTTTTGGAGACCCTTGCTAGATTATTTTTCTGTGTTTTGTTGCTGGCTTGGCGGTGGGTTGGCGGTGGGTTGGCACTCACTTTGCAAACTTTATTTTTGCAGGTTCTAACCTTCGCTCTGCCGTGGGTTGGCGGTCGGTTGGCGGTCGGTTGGCTACTTTGTGGGGTTGCGTCCCAAACGATTCGATGCTACCGTTCGATAGTTCGATATGTTCAACCGTCAACGGAGCGACGCTCCCCAACCCTGAAAGGATAAAACCCCAATGAGCACACTTTTCCGAGATATCTCCGCTTCCGACCGAAACATTGCTTACCGAAAAATACCGTCCGCATGTAATCGCTGGATTCCTAGGGTTAGACAAGCCCAAGGCGAAGCTGGCGAAGCTGATTAGTAAGCCGTTCGCAAGCGCATGGCGCTTTGTTGGCCCGTCAGGAATGGGAAAGACGACGTTCGCCCTTGCCATTGCGGAAGAACTAGGGGCAGAACTGCATCACATCCCCTCACAAAAATGCACCGTCGCAGCGGTTGAAGCCGTCCGCGAACGCTGCCGCTATGCTCCCATGTTTGGCAAGGGCTGGCATTTGGTCTTAATTGACGAAGCGGACAGCATGAGCAAACCAGCGCGCGATGCCTTTCTCTCCATTCTGGATTCTACGGACAGGCCCGCCGAAACCATCATAATTTTTACAATGAATGATGATGCAGCTTTAGAGCCCCGTTTTTTGTCTCGCTGTTTTGAGGTTAAGTTTTCATCGCAGGGAGTCGCAGAGCAAATTGCCGCAATGCTCGAAACAGTCTGGAATGCTGAGAGTGACGGAACGAACGATGCTCCCAACTTCCGCAGAATTGTTAAAGACTCCAACAACAACGTCCGTGAGTCTCTTATGTCTTTGCAGTTTGAACTAATGTAATTTTTCCCTTGCATTTGCACGCGTGCATTCTGTACTATTGTCAAAGTATAGTTATTCAACCGTCAACGGAGCGACGCTCCCCAACCCTGAAAGGATTTCCACCATGCGCTTTAATTCTCGTTTCAATTCCAACTTCAGCAACGCCCAAACAATCGACTCGCTCCGTTCGCTGGTTCCGTCCGCGTTCGCAACCCAGCCTCATGCTTCGCGCTCAGCCCGCTACGCTTATATCCCCACAAGTGAAGTTATCGAAGGTTTGATGGCACAAGGGTTCGCTCCGTTCAAAGCCGTTCAAAGCCGTTCGCGCATCGAAGGCAAAACCGAATTTACCAAGCATATGATTCGTTTTCGCCATGCGGACGCGTCCGCAATCCAAGTGGGCGGAAACATACCGGAAGTTGTGTTGATTAACTCGCACGACGGAACGAGCGCTTACAAGCTTCTGAGCGGAATTTTCCGTGTAATTTGCACAAACGGGCTAGTCATCTGCGAGCGCAACATGGGGGAGTTGAACATTCCCCACAAAGGCAATGTGATTAACCAAGTCATCGAAGGTAGTTTCCAGATTATTGACGACGCGCGCAAGGCGCTCTCCACCGTCGATACTTGGTCAAATCTGCGGTTGACAGCGGGCGAACAAAACGCGTTCGCGGAAGCTGCGCACTCGCTCCGTTTCGCGGATGCGGACGGCAAAATTGACACTCCCATTACCGCATCGCAGTTGTTAACTCCGCGTCGCATGGCGGACAGAGATGCTGACGGCGCATGGTCGCGTCCCGCTTCTGACCTATACCGCACTCTAAACGTCGTCCAAGAAAATGCCATCAAAGGCGGGTTGTCGGCGCGTCGTCCTGGGGAGCGAAACGCGCGTATGGTTACGACACGTGAGGTTCGCGGTATCGATCAGGATGTCCGCTTGAATCGCGCTCTGTGGCAGCTGGCGGAGCGTATGGCAGAATTGAAAGGCGTGACTGTCGCGGCATAGTTGCGACGCGTCCTACAGGCGAGGAGCGATAAGCTCCTCGCTTTAGTCCGTCAACGGAGCGACGCTCCCCAACCCTGAAAGGTGGATACAAACATGGCACTCTTCAAATTTCCCTCTATCGCTCATTCGGCAAAGTACGGTTATTCCTACGATACTGGCGCATGGTCGTCACACTCTGAAACGTCCGGCTACTTTCAGCAGTTCGAAACGTACGGCGACGGGCTGATTCAACATTCAGGTAGTTGGTCGGTTACGTTCGATTTTTTAACGGACTATCTTGCTTCGATTGCTGAGGCTATGCTCTCGAATCCGGAATTGATTGCGGCGGTTGGTTCGATGTTTCGTGCATACCCTGATACGGAAGCCATCGCGTTTGCGGCGTCTGTGGTTTGGCGTGAGTCTGATGGTGACTGGTCGAAACGTCGCTACTATTCCAAGTCTCTCCAGAAAATCGGGAACCACAAAAAGCAGTATGACACTCGCTATACGGAAGTAACTCGCTATCAGGATGGCTCGTGTGCATCCATGCTGCGCGTGATCCTGAGCGACTATGCGGGCGGGCTAGAGCGTTATATCGCATCTGAAACGGTGCGGATGTGGGCGCACTCGCAAAAGACGCATCCTGGCTATGGCGAAGGTTGGCCGGAGTACTTCGGCGGTGACTGGGCGAAAAATAACGCGCTGCGGAATACGCTCGAAGGTTGTCGCGCGATTGTCGAATCCGTTCGCTTGCGCGAAGCTGCGGTCTGCTCCGTTGAAAATTACCGGCGTTGTTTGGCTAGGGCTGCTGATGCGGCGGCGGATGCGGATGCGGCGCGGGCTGCGGCGGATGCCGTGGCCTAGTCTCATCCTTGGGGGATGCCGTTCTGCGGCTCCCCCAATAGGTTCGTCAACGGAGCGGCGCTCCCCAACCCTGAAAGGTTCTCTCTCATGCTCGAAGCTATCGAATCCCACGCGCAACATTTAGCCACTGCTCGGATGTTCCACCGTCCGCACTCCATCATCCGCTTTGCTTCAAACGGCAGCTTTGAACTTGCCTACACTTATTTTTTCCATTGTCCGCTCTGTGGCTCCGTGCTATAGTGTAGTTATTCAACCGTCAACGGAGCGACGCTCCCCAACCCTGAAAGGAATCCTCCCAATGCTCGAACTTTCCGAAACAGCACAAGCGGCGCTCATTCTTCACGACGCGTCTAAGTTGGTCTCTGGCCGATGCGATGGCTCTTGGTGGATTATCGACGCTCGAAAGTGGGAGTGTATCAAGGCGCTTCCGGCTGGGCCGGAGCATTCTTTTATTCTCGCTCTGATTAGCGCTGAAGCTCGGCGCAAGCTGGGCGAATAAAGTCCGTCAACGGAGCGACGCTCCCCAACCCTGAAAGGTTCCTAATGCCTCCCATCGAAAATTTGGCCGGAGTTTTTTGCATTCTGTTCGTGATGTTCTTTTTCCCTATTGCTCATGGTGTGGCGCGTCTGATCTGCTTTCTCGCCACGACTACAACGTCAACGGAGCAACGCTCCCCAAACAACCCTCAAGGGTAGGAGAAAATAAAATGTCTGCATGGATGGTCAGCAAAAAACACATTGATACTCTCGTTCAATTGGCGCTCTATGGTCCCGCAGAGTTGCCCGCGAATCAGACGTGGTACGTGCCGCGTCTCGCTGGTGGGCGTTCGGTGACAGCGGACGCATTAGGCGAGTTGTTGACGAAGGAAAACCTTGCCAGTATTCACTCGCGCTATCCTGACACGCTCACCAATCCAGACAACACGCCGGGGCCTCATGAGCACTACTGGCTCGTACCTTACGTCTTCCCTGATGCTCTGCATATCGGCAAGCATTTAACGGCGGTCGCGGGGATCAAAGCAATCGTCTGTTACGAATACCAGTCGTGTGAACATTCCGAGTGGGAAGAGTCTGAAGCGAGGAAGTTTTGCAGTGCGCTGAAAGACTCGCTCATCAACTACCTTCCCGGTTATGGCGCTGCACCTTGGGGGATCGATTAATGGATTACAGGGAAGGAATACAGGTCTTGCGAGAGTCGCGGGTGTATGCTCCGGCTCTCGTTCACTACAACGGCGCGTACCACGTTTTTAGTCGAACCAAGTGGGTAAGCTCCGGCGCTTCGATTGTCGAAGCTCTCAAGGCGGGGGGGTTTCTCCCTCGTCCTGATCTTCGCATGGCGGTCTTCACGGCGAAAGATTGCGTGGTCGTCTACAAGGGTGTTCCGGTGGCTACGGCAGACTCGAAAAACATGGCGGTGCGGATTGCTAACGCACTCAACGAATACACTGCGGGAGAAAGGGGCCACTGACGCGCCAATCATCCGCTAAACGCTTGCAAGATAGCCTTGGGGCGTGGCCTCAAGGCTTTGTTGCGTCTGGGAGGATGCTAAGGCTGTCCGGTCGGCTCCGGCGCGTCCTTGGGCGTTTTTAGTTTGTCCCATGTTCGGGGCGGGAGGGTGGTGCTGTAGCCTCCGTACTTCACCTCGGCGTCACGCACTTTGATTGCCTGCTCGATGGTCTTGTAGCTTCCGGCATGGTAGCGCTGGCCGTGTAGCTTCTCCACATCGCCGTACAACCTGACTAGGTATCGTTCGGTGTATGGGTCGAATAAAATTCCCTCGTGCTCCGTGTCGATTAGGCGCTTGGTCTTGTGCATCCAGTTGTTCAAGCGGCTAACTACTCTGAGGTTGACGCTGCGGCGGTTGTCGAGTCGGTCTCCGTTGATGTGATCCACAACCTTGTTGCGGTCGGTGCAGTGCATGATTACGCGGTGCATCGATTCGACGCCTGAAGGGTACTTGGGCGTTACCGCGTAGCCGTTCTGGTATGTCCAGCGTCTTCCTTTGACTAGCGGCTCGTCCTCGTCATCGATCAGCGCAAACTTGCCGCGTCCTTTTCTGCCTTGGAGGGGGATGCTAACCATGTAGTTATTCTATACCCGGTTCGTTCTCGGGCCTCCCAAACCACCATTCAACTATCTGCGGTTCGTCGCCTTCTGCACGTGGCACGCGCTGCGCTCCAGGTGGAATTAGCCTTCGTGCTCGGGTTAGCGTGTCGGCGGTGTGGGCGGCCTCGGGGACGGATCGGCCTTTTTCAATGCGGTGTTCGCGTACCACAAATGGGCTGTCGGGGTAGTCAATCGGATGCGCGTAAATCACCCATATTTTCGTCATGAGGGGATAAGTCGGTATGCCTCTGTGATCTGGGTTTCAAGGCGGGCCATTCCTTCGGGGCCGTCCTGCTTCTCGGCGGTCTCGCGTAGCAGGGGCAACCCGCTTTCCATGCTGGCTAGTATCTCCTCGCGGGTCGCGGGCTGGCCTCGGCAAAACCATTGCAGCTTGAACGGTCGGCCAAGTTGGAACAATATCCCGTCAACCGCGGGCGGACGGTTGTGGACGGTGAGTAGCGAGTGTCGCCGCGTGTACCAAAGCAGCATCACTCCGGGGTTGCGCTCTACCATGACTCCGGGGCTTGGCACTTTGATTTTTTCTATCTCCGCATCGGTGCGGCGGTGCATCTGCGGCTTGGATAGAAACGGACAATTTTTGGCGGCATAAATGGCGCATTCGCGATGGCTTGGCGGCTCGGAGCTAATGCGGTTGACGGCGCACATCGGGCCGATGACAAAAACCTCCTCGCCAAACAACTTGTTTCCGCACACCCAGCACAATCGATCGTTAATGGCGTGGCGGAACTTGCGTCTGTCCATCGCCCTAAATTCCGGCTCGCCATTCAAGTAGTCAACAAACCAAGGGATCGGATATCCGCGTTTGTCAATGGGTAGCTTTTGCATGAAACGGGGCGGCGGCTCGATGTCAGGTCTCAATGCATGGGGGCAAGTGCTCATGTAGTTATTTGTCCTCCTAGGTCGTCCAACAATCGACATGGATACTTAACGTCTCTCCCGGTTGTAATCCATTGCGGGCCGTGATTGCTACCGTGTTGTTCGCACCGGTAGCTGCCCAAGATACTCCATGCAGCACAGCTTCACCATTGGGCACGACTCCACAAACGAGGTATTTCAAATTGGCGTTTTTGTAAACAATCGTTGCTAGGTCGGTAGTGGTTGTGGTGGTGCTGACAGTGAAGGCCACGTGACCGTTGACGACTCGCGGGTTGGTGAGGCTGACGCTGGCGGCGGGTGTGATCTGTACTCCACCAATGACAATCGGCTGGCCTCCGGGGGTGGCGGTGACGTTCACCGTGGCGTTGCCGCTGATTGCGCTGATTGTGGCGGTCACGGTATCGCTCCCGGCGCTGGTGCCGGTGACTACACCTGATGAAGTGTTGATGCTGGTGTGCGCTCCGGTGGTATGCCATACCGGGCTTGCACATGTTCCTGTCGAACTGTCGCTATAGTGCGCCGTGCAGGTCATGTTGAGGTTGGCGTTGACGGCTATGCTGCCGGGGTTCGGCGTCACTGTGATGGAGATTAGCGTGGGCGGGCTGGCGGTGACGGTGACGGTGGCGGTGCCGCTGATTGGGGCAATGCTGGCGGTTACGGTGTCACTCCCGGCTGTGGTGCCAGTAACTACACCTGATTGGTTGATGCTGGTGTGCGCTCCGGTGGTCTGCCATACCGGGGAAACACAAGCGCCTAGTGAACTGTCGCTGTAGTGCGCCGTGCAGGTCATGTTGAGGTTGGCGGCTACGCCTAGGTTGCCGGGGTTGGGCGTCACTACGATTGACGTTAAGGTGACGGTCGGCGGGCCGGAGCCTCCCGGCTCGAATGCGCCTAGCGCTGGCGGGTTGGGCCGTGCGTTGCCGTCGTGGTCGGTGGTAATGCCGCTGATAGCGATGCCCGCGCCGATGGCGGGGCTGCCGCTGGTTAGGTGAGGATCAATCGCGTCTACGTTCGTCTGTGCCACTAGCAGCGGGTCTTGACATACAGCGTTGGTTTCGGGCACGGTCTGCCCGTTGATATCCACTGAACTGTTGGGGCAAGCGGTGCCGGGTTTCATGGTGTCCCATAGGTTGTGATCGATACTGACGTTGGAGACTAGGATGGGCGGCTGCGTCTTAGCTGCTTTCTGGCCTCGGCGGGCGCTGCCCGTATTCAGGTAAATTCCTGCCGCTAATTGCCCGCCATTTGACGCGTCGGGGTAGCCTTTTGAGAGGTTGTTTTTAAAGATGAACATGCCTCCGTTACAGTCGGTAACAAACAAAGAACAGGTGAAATCCCACATCACGGTCCCATAGCCAACCGAAGTATTGTTCTCGATTGTGATTGTGGCGTTGGGCCGCAAAGTGAGTGACCACTGATCGCCTCCGGCTCGGCATGTGTCGCCTCCATCGAGCGTCACCCATCCGGTCACATTGGCGGGGAATAGTGCGGTGTTGGGGGAAGCTATCACACGACAGTTGCCGATAGAAACGTTGTTGATGGCTACGGAGTTTGCACCCGCTCCGATTTTGAAAGTCTGTCCCGCGTTGCCTTCTGCCCATGAGTTGTAAACATTGGTGGCCGGATGAGTGTTCGGGTCATCACTCAAGTGCGCTCCGTCGAAACCGTCCTGGGTGTTGTAGTTAAATTTGCTGTGATTCATGGTCATGGTCATGTCACCCGCTGCGATCTGCACGAATCCGTCGCCGTATCCGCTGGTGTTCTGGCCATAGCAGTAGTCAAAGCGGTTTTCTCTCGGCGGGAGACTGAAGTTGTAGGGTTTGAAAACCATGCATCCGTTTAATTCGATGTCGGCATAATCGATGCTGACTGTACCAACTGATTCACATGCGTTGTTGCATCCTCCGCCGTCGCCGTCCCATCCGGCTTGCCCGTTGCCTATCACGTAGACATCGGATGCGGTGAATGTGTCGGTACTGGCAACGTTAAGATGGCTGCCCATGATTCCGCGATTTGCCAAACCGATTACCGCGAAATCGGTCACCGTAAAGTTGGCTGGCCCTTGTCCGGTTTGGTACTCCAGCATCAGACCGGCATAGTTGATGTAGTTACTCGATTGGCTACACTGTCCGGGGCCGTGGCCCGCTCCTGCGCTGGTACAGTTATCCGGCTGCGTGATTTCGATGCAGGAGATGGTTACTCCGGTCGTGCCTCCAACTTGGAATAGGGCGAAGATGCCGTTAATTCCGCTTAGGATGGTCGGGTTGACTAATCCGGTGTGGCCCGCTGTATGGCAAGCTCCGTAATTCTGGCCCTTGATGGTGACGTTGTTGGGCAGTGCCGGGAAGATGCAGGATGACCCTTGCGAGGCCGGGGAGTTCGGGCCGGGGCAGATTCCCCCTACGGTCGGCTTCCAGTCGCCTCCCACTCCATTGTTTTGCTCGCCTATATAGTAGGGCGTGGTGTTGGTCGGCGGGTCGTCAAACTCCATCGTGTCACCGGGCGCGAAGGCTGCCCAATTCCCTTGCCAAGTGAGCATCTGGAAGGGATGGTTGTATGAGCACGGTACGCCTGATCCGGTGCCGGGGTAGGGTGCGTTGGCGGTGCCGGTGCATTGCACGTTGTCTCCGCCGTCGTGCCGGATGCTCCATACGACCGGCGCTTTCGGTCTCCTCACTAGGAAGAACAGGCTCGTGGCGGCCACTAGGACAATCAGGCCGATAAGAAACTGCAATTTGGTGGGCCTCCGCATAATAGCCTTCCCTTCGGGGTTCTTCCGGGTGAGGGGCTATTAGGGCCGTTGCGGTGGCGAGTATGGTTCTAGGCTCGCTTAAGATCCATCTGGTATTGCGGCGGCGGGATGTAGCCTTTGCCTCCGCACTTCGGGCAAGCGGCGCTGGTTGCTGGGTTCCATCCGCTTCCCTCGCAGTCAAGGCAAGCGGTTAGCTTTCCGCTGCCGTGACACTTGGGGCATCGTCGGTTTGGCTTCTTCTTGTCGGTGTGGCGGCTGCAATTGCACACTCCGATGCCATCGGGCTTGTGTGCGGCGGCGGCTATGTCGGTCGTGTCCATCATCGAAACCCCACAATCCAGCGGCGGACTTCTACCGGGTTGTCAATCCAGCCGGGGAGCATCATAAACCCTGCTCCTATCAGTAGGCCGGGGTGGTTCTCACAATCCGGGTGCTTGCATATATCGCTCAACATCGAGGTAAAGGCGTTTCTGGTGTCGCCTGAGTCGAGGTATTCGAGTGCGCGCTTCTTGCACCATTCGATGTGTTCGTCTTGGGTCATCATCTTACAGACTCCCCGCTGTCCGGGTCTACGATTTTGGTCTCTACCGGCGCGTTGTCCTGCTGCATTCGGAAGCTGCGAAAGTCCACCATTAGCTCGGCGGCGGCTTGGTCGGGCAAATCATGACCCTTGAAGAATCGCAGGATCATTGCATCGGCCTCGGTTCGTGCCGCCATCGTCAACAGGTCTTTCGCAATGTTGTGAGCCTCTGCAATGGAGAGTTGCGCAACCTCTCCATTGACGTTGAGACGGACGTACGGCTCGTGGTTGCGTCGGGCTACGATGCCATCCACGAAAACGTGGGTTTCGCCGGGGCCGCTCATTTTCCTCCCCTGTGTGTCTTCTCGTGAAACGTCATCCATCGCCAGCGGTTCCACGGTGGGATGAAGTACGGCGGCTTCACTCCGCAGGTCTCGCAGACAATCGGGATTCCCAAGCGATTACCGTAGCGTCTCACCGTTATTGATGAGTTCAATGAACCGGGCGGCAAAACTGCGCGGAGCCAAAGTCGTATTCAAAGCAAACGCTCGCGCATAACGCTTGGAATCGCCCGTAGGCAACGGCGAGGGCGGCTTCGGCGTGGAAGCGACGAGAAAGGGCTTGGGTTTGCCCGTTGCTGTGGTTGACGTGGCCGTTAGTTTCTTGGGGGATGGTCGCAAGTGAGTTGCTCCTTTTGGTGTATTTGCGTTTGGTGGGCTTGGCTTCGGCGGCTTGGGCGGCTTTGGCGGCATGGCGTAGCTCTCGGTGTTTGATCGCGTTGGCGGATTGTCCTGCTATACCGTGCGCTGCGCGGCGGTGAATGCCTAGGTGGGCCTTATCGTTATACTCCGCGCTGCATCCGGGTTGGTCACACTTGAATTGTCCTTTCATCGTTCTCCTTTTTTTGCGGTTTAGAATCTCCGTCATGCTTCGCATGGCCGTAGTTATTAAGCTCCTGTTCGTGGCCGTCGTGGGAACGGGTTGTCTCCATCTCGGTCTCGCTTTAGGCTGGCCGCTTCCAGCGCGTCTAGCGTTAGTCGCTGCGTTTTTTCTCGGTGTTCTTCACGGCGAGTTGCGGCGGCGCGGATGAGGGAAAGAGTGGTAGCGAGTCGTCCTGCTGGCTGCTGCTGCTGCATGGTTTTTTTCTCCTCCTGAAATCCTCCAAGTTGGGGCAAGTGGCCCAATGGCTCACGGTGGGGCTGTCGTCCTGCGGCATCGGCTCCATCGGGATTGCCTTGCCGCTCGGGGTACTCCACCATTCGATAGGCCGGTGACAGCCTTTACAGCGGGCGTAGTTCTGCCGCTGGTATCCGGTCTCCTGCATCGCTCGAAGTGTGGTTGGAAACGGCATCAGATTATCTCCCACTCCTGCTCGAATCGGTCACGCGCATAGCTGTTGGAAGCTGCGTAGCCGTCTACCAGTACGGTCACAAATTCAGCGTCAATGAAAACGATAGTGGCCTCAACCTGCGGCTCCTTGATGTTGCGTACTCGGTCGGTCGGCTGCATCAGTGCCACCATTCCGGTATCACGTTCATCTCGTAGCGGTGTTCTCCTTCGGGCATCTCTGGGGGCAGGAGCTTGGCAATCATTATCAGTTTGTCTAGCAGTGTAGTTACTTCCACCATTCTTCTCTAACCTCGTCGTCGTAGTCTAGCCAAGTTGAATCGCCGCAGATTCGGCCAAGGATAAAGTGCCTCCATCGCGGCGGGATGAGGCATTGCAGTTTCAAGCGTTCGTGCGAGTCTTCAGCCTCGCGGCGGGTGGAGTAGCGGAGTTGTAGCTGGTCGTGGGGATAGTGCTTCTTGATGTACGCCTGTTCGTGGTCGTGGGCCGCTTCCTCGTCCAGCGTGACGGTCTTCGCGGCAACCGCGAGTATGTATGCCAGCTTCGCCTTCTTGTCCTTGGTGGGGGCAAAAAGCATGGTCTCGAAGATGAGCGGGGGGCCGGTGCCGAAACTGTGGTCGAGACCAAGCCAAACCGTTGACAGCTTCTCGCCGTAGAGCGTCCGGGTCTGTCCTACGATGCGGTTCGTGTCGCGCTGCTCCAGCAGCAGCGCCCATTTCATCGTCGCATCCATAAGCTCGTCGTCTAGGATCGGCTTGCCGTCTGGGTAGAATTTGTTAGGCCGTGTGGGTTGCCATCCCATCTGCTCCCACACAACGGAACCATCCGGGGTGAGGCGATTGCCCCACTCCGGTTCCTCGGCTCCGCTCTGGCCTGTTATTGGTTCGTTGTCCATCTTGCTCCTCTAGGACGCGTGGGCTGGTGCTGGTTCGGCTTTCTTGCGCTTCGCCTTGGTCGGCTTCGGCTTCGGCTCCGGCTCCGGGTTGACGCGTACCACTTCTCCGTCTTCGATGTAGACACCAACCTTACCGGAAGTATCGGTCACTTCCATGAACACTTGGAAGTCCTGTTCGACACACATCTCCGCAATCACGTTGACGCTCTTGGTATCCAATAGACTCCCGTCTTTGATGAGCATTACGCGAAGCTCCGGGTTTGAAGCCATCCCGATAGCCACGCTCGCCTTGATCTGCTCGGCGTTTGAGGCTTGGTCAAAGGGCAAGTTGTTATAGAACACTTCGTTGTCGCCAAAGGCTAGGCCGGGGACGGGAAATTCCGCTTCGCTGATGGCCTTGGCGCGGATGGCGGTGCGCTGGTCTAGCGCGTCGCTGAGCGTTTCAATCTCCTTGTCGAGTGCGTTAATCTCGTCGTCGTAGCCTTCCCTCTGGCGGCGGCGTTCGATGCCTGCGTTGGTAGTACGGGCGTGGGTGATCTGCTGGGCAAGCTCCTCCGCGTTCTTCGGCTCCTCCAGTGGCTTCCAGCCTGCCATCGTGATAACCCTCTGTTTCGCGTTGGCCTCAAGGTTGGCTATCTCGGCCTTCAGGTTCTCCAGTTCCTTGCGCTTGTCTGCGATGGCTTGCACCTGCTGGGCGTGGGTGTTCTCGATGTTCTTCCGGCGTATCCGCTCAGCTTCGATGCCCGCGTTATAGGCGCTGGCCTCTTGCAATTCCTTCACGAGTGCGCTCTCGTCAATCGGCTCTGAGGGTAGGCCGCTGGGAACACCAAAGGCATCGCGGCGGATTTGCAGCGCATCGCGTTCCTTCTTGGCCTCCCTGCGGCGGAGGTAGTCGGCTTTGTTGGCGGCATCGAGCGCGTCAACGTCGATGTCCAGCTTTACCAGTCCGCGCAACACTTCAGATTGCTGCTCTGGCTTCATCCGCAAAAACTCCAGCGGATCGAAGCTGACTTTGCCCATGAAGCCATCGAGTAGAGCTTGCGGTGACTGGTAGCGGGTGCGGTTGGTTTTGCTCTCGATAGCGAGGGTTCCGTTGCGGTTCCCGCCTTCGTAGAAGCGCCGATTAACCACGATGTCGCCTAGGTCTACTTCAGTCCTGCCCTTCCCTGCTCCTTTGCGGACGGGTTGCGCTTGCACCTTAGAGGTTCCGGTGAGGCACCATAGGATGCTGTCGAGTACGGAGGTCTTGCCTTCGCCGTTGGCTCCGCTGATGCGGTTCATGTGCTTGTTGGGGCTGATGTCGATGGCTTTAATGCGCTTGATATTTTCCGAGGTCAGACGAATGATTCGCATGGCTTATTTTTTCTCCTCTAGCTTGACCACGCGGGTATCGACATTGTGAATCGTCGTTAGCAAGGTCGTAACTTGGTTGTTGAAGTTCTCGTAGTGGCGGTCTACCTTCGCGGATAGGTCGCGGAAGTCTTGCCGGTTCGATAGCCAAGACAGAATGACAAGGGTGGAGGGGATGCCGATGGCGAGGAATAGCTGTAGGTTAGTCATCGCTGCCCTGCTTCTCTGCTGGCCTGACGCATCCGTTCTGCGGTTGGGCCGTCTCCTGCGATTGCTGGGCGCTTGCGCTTGGGCGCGGTGCCGTTGCTGGGTGTGGGGTGTTGTGCGGTAATGTAGTCGTCCACGATTTTGTTGAGCATCGAAGTACGGTCGCGGTGATCGTCTTTGGCCATCTTATCGATGATTTTGACGGTGGCAGAGGGGCAGTAAAAATTGATCTTGGTTTTAGTCATAGCATCCACGATACTCCACTAGATTCCGTTGTCAAGAAAATCGCCCGGTTGACGCAACGGATTCCCCTGTGATATAATGGATTCCGACAGGATACTGTCTATATCTCACTCAGGAGTTCTCTATCACAAATGGACAATCAAATTAGCAAGTATGATCGGATGTACGGCGGCCTCATCGATGTTTGCATCTCCACCAAACCTTCAACCGTGAAAGTCGTACAGGCGTTGACGGGCCGCGCCGAGACCTTCATCGTTCAGACCGTGCGCCATGAGGAGAACGGCGATTACATCTTTGTGGAGTGCGCGGATGAGTCCGGGCTTACCCGGCTGGTGTTGCCGCCGAAGGTGGCGAGTGCGATTGCTTCACAAAGCGGCTCGCTCACCAAGCGGCGGCGCTCGAATGCCAGTCGAGCGGCGATGCGTAATCGCATGGCCAGTGGATATAAACCCACCTTCACGAAGAAGCGCAAATAAAAAAGCCCGCTCCCTTAAGACTCCTTGGCAAGTCTTCAGGGGGGCGGGCAAACAATGGGCAAAACAAATGCAGACAAACCGGTGTTCTGATTTTACTACGCTTCGACGGCGGCGGCTTCCGGGGTTAGTTCTACAAGCTGTCCGGTCTGTTCGTTGAAGCGGCAACCCGGATGCGCGGCCTCGATGTCGGCAATGTATTTGGCTCTGGCTCCGAGGTTGGCCTGTATTGCCTGTTGCAGATTGGTGTGTTTCAGCGCGAAGTTTTCCAGCTTGGTCATTTCGAGTTCGCTGAGGGTTGCTTGCATGTTGTCTCCTAAACAATGGCGGTGATTAAACCGTGGGTGACGGTGACGGTCTTGCTGTCCGCTGTAGTAAAGCTCCCGCTGGCTACTCCGGCTACACCCGCCACGCTGTAAGCGGTGGCGTCGATCAAGCCCGCTGCCGTGATCCGCGCTAGTGCGCCTACTCCCGCCGCAACGTTGCTGGTACCGCTGATGGGCGTATTGAAAAACATATCGCCGTTGGCGTTGGTGTTCCAGATGATGCCGCCACGTGTCGCGTCATACAGCGCAAAGGCTCCCGGTGTTCCGCCGCCGTTGCCGGTTCCCCAGAGGTAAAACCTGAAGACATCGGTTCCTGCTGCGGTGAAATCGATACCGGGGCCGGAGCCAACCGTGGTATTAGTCACGCCAACGTAGGGTGTTGCGAAGTCGGTTGCAACGGTTAGATAGGTTGTGTCTATCGTGGGCACGGTGAGTACACCCGCTGCCGTGATGGACGTGGTTGCGCCGGTTCCCGCTATAACATTGGTCAAAGGCACATTGAAAAAAACGTCGCCGGTGGGGTTGGTGCTCCATACAAAATTGCCCTTGGCGTTGTTGAATAATCCAAGGATTCCCGCCAGTCCATCGCTGTTGCCCGCTCCCCATAGGCCAAGCTGAAAGAGGCCTGTTCCTGTCGCGCTGAACTGTATGACGGCTGCACCGCCGCTTGCTGCGCTGTTGGTCAGAGCTATTAAGGGCGTGGTTAGGCTGGTGGGTGCCGTGAGCGTGGGTGCCGTGATCCCGCCTAGCGCAACCGTCAACCCGTTTTGGTCGCAAGACATGATGGTATACACCGTGCCGCCATAGGGGGCGCTGCGGAATATGTGTGCGCCATCATGGTTAGTGTCGTAGAAGGTGGCAAAGTCTGGAGGGTAGGCGTGTGAGTAGATTTGTCGCGGGTTTCCCGCGCCGCTGCCATCCTGCGGGTTGAAAATTATTACGCTGTGGTCATAGGCTCCGTAAAGTTGGAACTGGCCACTGTTGAACGATGCCGCTTGTGCCGATATGGTTGAACTTCCGCTGAAGAGCCACGTTCCGAGGTTACCGGCTGCGGGATAGTAAGTTAGGTTGCCGCTTGAGTTGTAGTCAATATGAACGAGATTGACGGGGGCATTCGGGTTGGTCGTGGGTGAGGATGGGGCTTGTATCCATAGGCAAGCTCCCTCCGGCTGTGGCCCATTGCTCATGTTGAGTCCTGAAGAGTAGTAGCCGACTAGCTGTATGGCTTGCGGGGCTTGCACTGGTCCGCCATCGCCATAGAACCATGTGGAGGGCGATTCCGAACGGATGAATATCGCGGCGGCTGGGCGTCCTGCGAATCCGGGCCCGCTCAGTTCTATTGCAAAACCACTGGTCGCTCCTGAGTTGGGGCAAGGGGTCTGCTGGTATTTATTCATTCCGATTGCTGCTCCGGTGAAGGCCGGGTAGTGGGGGTTTTCTACGGTGTCACCTACTTGCCAGCGCACACCGTTTTGCTCCAAGGTTCCGTCATAGTTAATGGTTGGGTTGCAGATAACCTCCGCGCCCGGATAGAGATGAAAACCTGACCCTGCCCCGCTCGCGGTCGCGGCTTCACAGGTTAGTTGCGGCAAAGTGTTCCCGGCTACGTTGCCGTTCACGTTCAATGCATAGATGAGGTCGGTTCCGGTTTGGCTGCCAAGGGCATAATAGCTACTCCTCATGCCGGAAAATGCAAGGTTGGCATCCATCGAGATGTATTGGCCTTGGATTCCGCCCTTGAAGAGTATGGCTTGATTGTTGAGATTTCGTAGTTTCATCGTTAGCGTCTGCTGTGTGCCTGTGGTAGACGCTGCGCTGATGATGGTTTGCTCGGGATAATTCAGACCCGCAACCGTTACAACATCGTTGACTGCGAAGCCGGGGAAGGCTCCGCCGATTTTTACCAAGTTCACCTTAAGCGTTCGGCTAATTGGCTGCGTGGTCGGGGCGTTGTTGAGCGGGATGGGCAGCGAGGATGAATCCACTACTCCAATCGCGGTGCTGATGGGTAGCTGTCCGCTCGGAAGTACCGCCCATTTGGTGGGCGATGAAGCCGGGGTAAAGCCATGGTTGCCGAAGGTCAGACTAACGTAGTTGCTTCCGCCTGACGAAACAATGTTGCCCGCTGCATAGTTAATCGTGCTGCTCCACGCTGCTGCGGTCACGACAAGACTAGTGACGGGGAGTTGATTAAGAAAAGTGGAGGTCGCCCCTGCGCCGGTGTCCATATAAGTCACGACACTCGCACCGTTCCAGTTCCCGGCAAGTTGCCCTAGGCTGATGTTGAGCATGAATGCGCCATCGGTGGTGTGCGGGTTGCCGGAAGTGAAGTTATAGGTTGGTGCCTGATCGCCGTATCCGGTCGTGGTCTTGACGGTGCCGTGGAAGTATCCGGCGTTTTCCCGCGCATGACCCGATAGCAAAGTCACGCCTTCATCGGACCCTGCGGCGGCTCCGCCATCGGTGTAGACGTAATAGTAAAGACCCGCCGTGTCGCCTATAGCATAACGATCCATTCGGGCAGCGCGGATTTGCGAGATGCCGCGCTGTGCGCTCACTATTGTGTCGTAGCCGATTGAGTTCACGCTCCAAGGGCTGCCAACGTTGATGCCCGCGCCTCCGACAGACATATTGGCGTGCTCTTGCGTGTATCCCCAGTTTGCGGAGGTGCGGTCGGCAAAAGTGCTATAGTTTGTGGTCGCTTGCGCCGATGTGACAAGCGCGGGGATGGTGAGGTTTGACTGGGTTGCGACATCGGTGGTGATGAGTGAGGGTGAGATAAGCGGCCCATCCTCTCCATAAAACGATAACTGCCCCTGAGTGCCGGGGTTGACGCCTCCGGTTCCTCCGCCTCCGCCTCCGTCCGATGAGTTGGCGAAGGTGCGGACGGGTGAACCTTGGCTGCTAAGTGCGCCTACCTGCATTGGCGGGGTGACAATAACGCTACTGGCTGCGCCCGCTGCGGTTCGCATTACCTGCATCCAAGTGTGGTCTTGCCCTGAATCGTCCGCTGCGCTGAAATACAGACTGGTCGGCCCTGCCGCCATGACCCATAGTTTTTGATCGACAGGGTTGTTGGCTTTGATAAGGCTTACCGCTGGAATTGTATTGTCGTGGCCGGTGCCGATGGAGGTATGAGACGCGGTTAAATCCAGAGGCACAAAACCATAGCCTTTGAGTAAGCCTCCGAACTGCCCGCTGGATAATTGCTGAAAATCCGCGGGCACGAAAACGGCTTCGGTGGAGTTCCATTCCCAGTTCTGCATTAAAGTGGAGCGCGTGTCGTTGATGTAGATTCCGCTGGCTCCGCGCACAATGCTGCTCATGGCTTCGCTTCCGGTGTAGCCATGCACGATAACGATATGGCCTACTCCCGCGTTGTATCGCTGCGCATAATCCACTGCCGCTTGGATATTGGGGAAACCGCCTTCATCGGCAACATAGAAGACGTTGTTGATCTGGTTGATTCCGATTGGGCCTAACGTCGTCGCTGTCGCCATGACTGCTCCTTTTCAAGTTCTCGGCATAGTGGCGTCCAAGTACCCGCCATCGTTGCCGATGTAGTTATGCACGGAAATTCGGTTAGGGTCGCGTCCTACGTCGGAGGGGTTGCGGCATTCCGGGGGCCACAAGAACGCGCGGCCTCCCTTACTGTCCTGCTCGAACACGAAGGTATAGGTAACTCCGGGGGCTACATTCCGCACCTTCGCGGTAGACACGTTGTTGTGAAGATGCACGAAAAAACACTGCGCCAAAGTGCCATCGAAGATGATGGGAGAGGATGAGCTTAAGAGCATGTATGGTCGCTTGGTCATGAGTACGCGCCTCCGCTGATGGCGTAGAGTTGCCCATCGGTATCAGCCACGAAGGTTTGCACGGTCTGTGCGTTGGGGTCGTGCTTAATCATGGTTCCGTTGTGTACGGTAGCCCCCCAAGTGAACTGCCATCCTCCGGTTCCGTCTTCGAGGATGATGAAGGTGTAGAGATTTCCGGGAACCATGCCGCTCCAAGTCGCATGTAGCACGTCACTATGGAGGACGGTTTTGAAGGTGGTGTAGTTGGAGCCGTCGAAGGTCATCAGGTCGCTGGCTGGCACGGTCAACATTTCATTGACAATCAGCGGCGGCAACGGCATCAAGGGTAAGGCAGGGTCAAACGGCTGCACGGTGTTGAGGTTGTACGTCTGGCTGTCGAGGAAGACATAGGCATTGACTTGGATGGTGTCGCCGTTGCCGTCCTTGATGGTGATGGTGTAGTAAGTGTCGGCGGGTTGAATCACATCGTTGCCGTCGAGGGTGATGCTGAATGTGGCGGCGGTCGGATCTACCTTCACCGCCTTGGTCGTAACGTCGGCAAGCAATGCCAGCCCCTTGCTGCGCGGCACCTGTGCTCCGTAGTTGCACAGCATAATGTCCATCGTCGCGATTGCATCCACGTCACCTTCATAAAACGTTTTAAGTGTGCCTGTGATGGTCGCCATTGGGATGACTCCGGGTTATGCAAAAAACGTTAGCGGCCCCACAGTGGCTAGGCGCGGATGCCGGTCGATGTGATCGGTGATGGTGGTGTGGAACCAGTCGCGGGTTAGATTGCTGAGGTCGGCGTAGTAGAGCGAGACTAGCTTTCCCCGGTCGTCAGTGACGTTGACGCTGCTGCTGTCTGCGGTGCCAAGATAAACCTCATCAATCTGGCTGAGGATGCGGCGGAAGGTGTAGTCTTTCGGGTCGATTGGCGCGTTAATGTTGACTTCGGTTCCGATGTAGAGATGCGCTCTGTCGAGTACGTTCTTCCATTCTCCCCATCCCGCGTTCACTCGGTTGGCGATGACTTGGGCAACTGCCAACATGCAATCGGTTCCTCCGTAGTGGTATGCCTCATGCACTGCATACTCCACCAATCGGCCCTTGATGTAGTTTTCGTATGTCATCGGTTCCCCTTGCGAAACTCTGCCAACTGCTCAAGGTAAAGTTCACTGGCTGCGTTCTCTGTCACGGCTCCGAAGGCGCGGTCTACTTCGTCCTCGCTAACTACTCCCTCTTGAATCAGGCGGAGTAGCGCGGTGCGCCATCCGCGATAGCGTTCATAGGTAGGAACGTCGAAGTCATCGAACTTCATCAAGCTCCACTCCGGCCCCTGCGGGTATTGCAGATAGGTGATGTATTGCGCGGTGCGTCTGCCGTTGCGCCACACCCATCCGCTGATGCCTACGCGGTCTTTGATAACTACATCGTGTAGCCAGAACCGGGCGGCGTTGCGCGTTCGCTGTAGCGGTACGGTGAGTCCGGTCTTGTGGTCGATGTCCCACACCCAGTCAATCGCCGGCTCAATACTGCAATCCACTCCGGCATCTCGTAGCTTTTGAAAGACGGCGTGAGGGTGAAGGATGTTGACGAGACGCATCTCTTCATTCTCCCGGCCTATCCATCGCTCCTGCCCCTGCCAGTGGTAGGGCATTCGTGCGCGATAGTTCTCCTCCCACAACTTTTGCTCCGCGTCGATGAGTTCGGCGCTGCTCGTGTCGGTGTAGGGTAGCGGCTCCGCAACTACGGGCGTGGGTAGCTCGGCGTCATAACTACACTCAACCCGCTTGAGGTTCGATTTGATTTCCCCTGCTTCTGGCATTATGGCGCTGTCCTTCCGTTCTTCTCTTTCATCCCTGCCTGTTGTTCGTGGAGTTGTTGGGCATAGGCGGTAGCTTGCTCGGGGGTCTTGAACACGCCTAAATGTTGCCCGGTGTTTTTGTAATAGTTAATCGCCTCTTTGTTCGTCATCACGTGCGGGGGCTTGCCGTCCGCTCCGTCGCTCACGGTTGGAATTAATGTTTCTCCCTTGTCCGTGCCTATGCTGATCGTCCGTACCGTGCTGCTGCTGCCATCGGCGTTTTTAACTACCGGCCTATCGTTGATATTGATGTTTCCCGGCTCGGTGAGTCCTTCGGGATTGGGGGTTGCCATCATTTGCGGCTGCGGCTGCTGCGTTGGCAGTGTGACAGATTGAATACCGCGCTGCGGGTTCGCTGGTACAACTTCAGTGTCCTGCGGCGGTGGCTGCGGTTCCTGTTGTCCTGTCACCTTGAGCATCATCGAAGCGATAAGCGGGGCGGCGATGCGCGAACTAATCTTGTTGTTGACGGCATAGGCCACGCGATCGGCAATCGCCGGATTGGTCGCCATCATGTTTACGGTTTTTTGTAGCGCGTATCCTGCGGCTGCACCTCCGGTCAGTCCGGTTAGGTGGCTCGCTCCAAGCAGAGGGGCGGCGGTATAGCCGATGAATCCGCCTAGTCCTCCGTAGTGCCTTCGCATGACGGCGGCGGTATTTCGTAACAATTCCTGAATGGGGCCGGAGGTCTCCGGTCCTTTGAAAAGAGCATTCATGCGTCGCAAGCTGCGGATACCCTGATCGCCTATCATGTCGCGTACATCGTCGGGGTTTTCGTCAATCACTTTGTCTAGGTCGTTGCCTATCTTGGTGCTGCCGGTAAAGCGGCGCGGCCCGGTGGCGAGGTCTGCGGTTGCCGCTTCGGTTTCCGGTGAGATGTTGAATCCTTTCTGAATCGCGTTATGCAGTTCCTTCGCAACGAAGCCCTTGCGATAGGCTTCATTGGTGGCATCCCACTCAGTTCTGGAAAATTTGCCTTGGTGCTCGTTGAAGAGTTCGTCAAGACGCTGTGCTGACTTCCATCGCGGCTGTTGCTGAAGGATTGCCGATTCTCCATCGGTGGCTTGCGCCATGCGCTTATAAACATCCGCAACACTGTTCTGCATGAGGTCTCCAGCGGTGCGGTAATCAGTCGTGTCCGCAATAGCCGAAGCGGTATCGATGGGTTTGAAGTTCGGGGCGGTGGCTCGTGCGCTGTGATACTCGTCTAGCTGATTGGTGAGGTCTTCGATGCGCTGCTCTACTCTGCCTCTGAGTCGTGGCCCGATGTCGGGATTTTCCGCGATGGTCTGGGCTTCGGTGAGCATCTTCTGGGCAACGTTGGGATCGGTAGTTTCAAACTTCGTTGCTGCGCTTGATGCTGGCCCGGTGAAACTTTGCTCCGGCACGGTGGCGGCGGTAGCTCCGAGTTGCCGCGCTCGTAATGCCGCATCGGATACCGTTGTCGGTTCTCCTGCCACGCGTTCGGGGATGGCTGCTGCTGCCGGGCCAAGCTGTTGCTGGGTGCGGCCTATCGGTTCGTAGTCGGTGCGCGGGTCGTAGCGGTCTACGCTGAATTTGTATTGCCCTGGCTGTACCCCTGATTCCTCTACCGGGCCTTGAATCTGGCGGGTTTCGTTTACCTTGTCGAGAACATTTTTGATAGCGCGTTGCGCTCCGTTTTTGATTGCCTTGTCGGGTACGCTCTGCTGCGCGGCTTCGATCTTCGCCAAGGTTTCTACTTTCGGGATTGCCTTGGTGATGAGTGGGGCGTTCGCTCTCTGGCTGGCGAGTACGGGCATAGTCTCGCCTTCGATTGCTTCGGTCGTCGGCCTGAGTGCTCCGCTGACATATTTCGCGCCCTGACCGATAAACTCTCCTGCGGTTCCTAGCGCGGCTGATGTCAGCGCGGCGTTTCTTGTAGCTTCTACGTCGCCTCCGGTCTTGGCAAAAGTTTGCGCCGAGTTTTTCAGCGTGACTAATCCCACTTTGGCAAGCATCTGCAAACCGGGATTTTGCGTGAGTACCTTCATGTTTTTGGCAAGCTGCATCAGCCGGTCTCCGGCGTTGATGGCTTCGGGTACTTCGGCGGCTTTCCCTGCCCAAGTCTCCGGCAAAAGAACCTCCCCTGCGCCTTCGGCAAAGTCGCCTATGTGTTCGCTGATGCCGTGAGGATGACCGTAAGAGCGTAGCCAGTCGGTTGCCTGTTTGAGTCTGTCGGAAACCTTCTGTGTGGTGGCGGTGGCTCCCGGTGCTTGGGGGGCAACCACATATTTATTAACCAGTTCTCCAAGTCCTGCAACGGTGTTGATCGCGCCTTTGCCCGCGCCGATACTCATTCCCGTTACAGGGTCGGTGCTCAACTGCTGATAGACTCGCTGCCCGTAGGTTGGCGGTGCCGATGGCTGCGCGTCGATGTTGGCCCCGGCTGGCAGTTGTGTTGGCTGCGCGTCGATGCTGGCTCCGGCTGGCAGTTGCGTTGGAGTGCTGTCGATGGTGGCTCCGGCTGGCAGATTAGAAGGCATGGTAGTTGGTTCCCTTCGCATCGTCGGCATATCCGACTACCTGATTGTTGACGCGGACGCTATGCTTACCGGCTGGGACAACGTTTTGTTGTGGCTGTGCTGCGGTTGGCTGCGTTGGCTGCGCGGCGGTTGGCTGCTGGTTCATCAACGCGTACTTCTGTACCCGCTGCTGTGTGGCCGGATCGAAATACTCCTGCGGATTCATCTCTTGCCCGGTCGCGGTCTTGTACTTCTGCACTAAGGATCGGACTCTACCGCCCATCAAATTGACCGTCTCTCTAAGCGCATGGTCGCGGATGCTCTGAACCGGGGAGGCCATATCTTTTTTGAGGTCTTCGTACTCGCCTTGAGTGATGGCTTTGTTGGCTACCAGTTTCCCGGCTTCTTCGGTGAAAAGTTTTATGTCTTGGTTGTAGTCGGCGGCGGCTCCTGACATGGTTCTTCCGGTGAGTAGCGAGGGGGAGAATCCTACCTGCGCGGAGTGCGACAACGCATTATCCAAGTGCTCCAATGCTGTCGAAAGTCCCTGTACGCTGGTCGCATCTCCCTTGGTTTTGAAGTCCTGTTTTGCGGTATAGCGAGCGTCTGTGAAGGTGGGGTCGTAGTTCATTACGGCATTGCGGAAGGCTTGGTTTTGCGGGCTGCGGGTTGCGGTCGGAATCTTAATGTCGCCGTTGGCTGTGGCCTTAATCTGTTGCCATGCGCTTTGGTCGATTCCAGACGCTTGCAAGTAGTCATCTCCGTGTAATCCTTGGCTGGCGGCTCCGGCTGCTTGCAGTCCTCCTTTTAGTACGTTGGCTTTCGCTACTGCCGCTGCTGCTTCCGCATAATCCTTTGAAGCGGTGGCTTTCCCGGTAGCAATCTGCTGCTTCCGCAAGTCCTCTTCACTGGCTTCCTTCTTGGCGGTTTCCTGTGCCTTGGCATAGTCCGCGTTGACCTTGAGGTTATCGGCGTTTTGCTTGTTGAGAATGGTGTCTATTTCGCTGTTTAGGTGCGCTCCAGCGGGGATGGTCTTGGTTTCAAACGTGGGTTTCCCCCCCGGTGTGTCGGCAGCTTTCGCTTCCAGATACGTTACCGGCTTGTCGTTTCGCTGGTCGGCCCATGCCTTATCGATCACATAGGCGCGGACTCCGCTAACGTTGTGCTCCTTGTCAAAGATCGGTACAGTCCGCAGGGTGCCGCCCGGATGGTGTTGCAGGATGAACGCTACGTTGGGTGATTTGGATACTTCATCCATATCCCCGTAGGTGCCAGCGCTCTCCGCTCCGGGGGCGTTGGAAAAGCGTTCGTTCTCCGCGTTCGCTTGGTCGATTTGGGCTTGGGTGGCGGCAACGTTCGCCATCTTGTTCTGAAACGCTTGTGCCACGGATCGCTGCTGGGTCAGTACCAGATTGGCGTGACTCTGGATGCGTTGCTGCTCGACGGATGCCTCCTGATTGGCTTGGTCTAACCGTTGCTGCGGTTGCTGTAGTCCGGTCTGGATACCTGCGGCGGCGGCGCGGGCTGGGCCTCCCGGCCCTTGGCCTACCGCCAAACCCCTTGAGGCTCCCCCCAGTGCGGCGGCGGCTACGCGGCCCCATTTCTCCCCTTCCGTGGAAGGGTCGTGGGTCACGTCCACACTGCCGTCCGGGTGCTTGGTTACATGCAGCGTGGTATCCCCTCCAAGGATGCTGCCAACCTTATCCATCACGTGGGCTAACCATGACTGGTGCGCTGCTCCTGCAACCATCTCGGGGTCTTGGTGGGCGGGGGTGGTATTGGGGGCGAAGTAGGGTTGTCTCTGGTCTGCGCTTAGAACCGTTGAAGCGTCTGCGGATTGGGGGCTAACCGGGGGCGGATTGGGCGGCATCCCGGTATTGGGCATATCGCTGTCCGGCACAATCGGCGGCGGGGCGTTCGGAGCGAGTACATCGGCGGCGGTGTCATCGGGCATAATCGACTCCTTGAGCCTGACGTAGAGCGAGGTTAAACGGCGGGGCAAAGACCATGCGGAGTGCCGGATATCGGTGAATCATTGCCGCTGTTCGCTCCCCATATTTCACGTAGATTTTGAGTAGTTGTCGGCCTATCCATCGCTGGCTGAAATCATGGGTTAGCCAGTGGCGCACGAGCACGGTTCGCGGCTCATCCCACCCGCCGAAGAGTTCGGCGGCTATCCAGCATGGCGGAAGTTGGTTCCCTATCCCTTTTGTTGCCGCGCCTATGCCTCCCGCCCAATTTCCAGCGGCGGCTCCGCCGATGGAACCCAGCGCACCGAAGGCGGCGTTCCAAGGGCTGTTGGCGGCGTTGGCGATGTCGGTAGCTCCCTGCATGGCCGCGCCTCCCGCAGTGCTGGTCAACCCGCCGAACTTGGTAGGGTCAACAAGTCCTGCGGTGGAACCTAGAACGCCTGCCGCCTGCCCCCAGTTCTGGTAGCCCTGCGCGTAGTTGGCCTGAGTAATGGAGTTCATGGCCTGAGCGCGTTGCTGGGCGGCTTGATTGGTGTTCTGAGCAAGGATGTTGCTGGTGATGCTGGAGGGTAGCAGGGTATTGCCTCCGCCCTGCGCGGCGAGAACCTGCGCGGTGGCCCGTTGCGCCTGTGCATAGTTCTGCCCGATATTCTCCGTGGCTTGGGTGCGAAGCGCGTTTTCCTCTCCCGGCGCGAAGCCGGTTTGTGACGGCCCCGCTTTGAGGATGGGGAGATAGGCGCTGGTCAAGGCTCCGGTGATCGCCTGTGACTGGCCGAAGATAGTTTTGTATTGATCCGTGAGTTGCTGATAGAACGCGTTCTGCTCGTCGGATATCTGTTTTTGCTGTTGGGTAGCGCCGCACATATGGCTATCCTCGCTCTCCCTGAGATATTTGTGGGGCTGCGTCCCAACGCTCTATACGCGGCTGATTCGGTGCCAAAGGTAGTCCAATGTCCCTCGCCAGTCCCGAAACCTCCCTGAATCCCATTCGCCTTTTCGCCATAGCGGTTAGTTCCGGGCCTTGGGTTTCAAACAGGATTTCGCGGAAGCTGTTGGCGGATAGTCGGGCCTCGATCCAAGCCAGTCCCTTGAGCAGCGCAATGCGGTTGCGCGTCTTGTCGGCGCTGGTCTCGGCCTCGGTGAATTGAATGCTCAAGCGCACGGCGGTCTGAGTCTTGAAGTAGAAGAGGACTTTGCCCCGCTCATCTTCTAAAGCCCATGCGTCTTCCCCCGGTCGGAGTTTGAGAAAGTAGTCGGCGTTCATCTGGTCGTGGTGGTACTGGTCGGCCTCTATCAAGGTCTCCAGATAGACGCGGTCGCGTTCACTGACCGGGCGTACTACGTAGTTGTCGAAGTGGAATATCTCGCTCATGTTCCGCTTCCCTTCTTGACCGGCAAAGTGCGATAGGTTGGCACCTTTGATCCGCCGTAAAACTGGCGTTGAAAAGCATCTGCCGTGGTCGCCATCAGGGGCATCGAGGCAAGCATGTTGGGGTGGCGGGTTGGAGCCTTCTCCGGGGGCGGGATTTGCGGCGTGGCAACACGCGCCGGTGGCAGGGGTTGGTAACCCTGCATGTTGACTCTCGCGGCTTGTCGCAACGTGGCCATTTATTGGCTCCTCTGCTCTGCCCAAACCTGCCCGAAAATAGCGTAGGTATCAAGCTCGTTTGCGGCGTCTTCTGCGGGCCATTGGAAGCGCATTTTTATACTCTTGCACCATACTGGTTTTTGGTCTTGCAAGAGGCTGTGCCGGTTGCTCAAAATGGTCTCGCTCGGGGGTGCATTTGGGGGGTCTTGCCGGGTGCGCGGGACGGGGGTAAATTTGGCCGATTGCGAGCCTGTTTTTTCCTTGGTTTCGTCCAGCATGACGGACACTTCGGTAGCGGTTCCGTTGGCCTCAGATTCGAGCGCAATCCACGCTAATCCGGCCAGTTGTCCGGTGTGCGCCAAGACGATATTTCCCACATCGGCATAGGCGGGATAGGTGGCTCCGTTGTCGGTATTGACGGTGGTATCGCGCATCAGAATTGGCCCCGCTCCGGTTATCCCTCCGGGGGGTCCTACTAGCAGGGTCATGGTTCCGGGGGCGGTTTCGACACTCTGTACAATCGTGGTGCCGTTGGCGATGACGGCGGGTGGATTCCAATTCAAACCTGTCTCCGGCGCGGAGGTCGGAGCCATCCTGTACCAAAGTTCGGTGTTGGCCACGTAGAGCGCGGTCTCTCCGCTCGGCCCGTGATGGAAGGTGAGGAAGGCGCTGGTGGGGTCGAGCGCGGCTATCTGATCGGCAATGGGAAAACTGGCTTCGATGATTCCGGCGCTGGGGTCGAGCGCGTTAACTACCCTGTGTCCTGTCAGCAGATAGGGGGTGGTAAGGAAGACGGCAAAGGCGTCATAGTTCAACAGCGGCAAGTTCTCGATGTACTTCACCATGTAGAGCGGGTCGGCATCGGTGCCGTTGCCAAGGATGATGTAAGCGTCGCGTATCGTGAATACGACGACGCCAAGTGAACTGACCCAAAAACGGGTGACTTTACTCTGCGCGGTGAAGCTGATATTGAAGCCCGCGTTCCCGCTCGATCCGGCAACAACGGCATCCGGCCCCGATGAGACGTACACGACGTTGCCAACGCCCGCGAAGATGCGGCCAACGTGGTACTCCAGACACGACGCGCCGATGGGTAACGGCGTCCCCTCTCCGGCTACCTGCGCCTGAATCTCAATGGTGAGATCGGAGTCGGAATGGGTGTCGGTGTACGTCCATGCACCTGATCCGGGGTTCGCAATCTCATCCAGCAGGTAAAAAGTCGAGCCTCCCTGCAAGGTGCGGTAGAGCACGACGTTGCTGTTTTGTGGATCGGCGGAACCTGCGCCCTGCACGATGACTTCGCCGCCCTTGGCTACGCTGATGGGAAGGCTCGGCGGAGACATATTGCCGATGTCTTTCGTGGCGTTGTTTTTGTAGGCATAGCCGTACAGCCAAGGGGCGGTAGTGCCGCTGGCAAAGCTGCCCGCGTTGACCCAGGTGATTGCGCCGTCCGTGGTGTAGGCTCCAAGTTGGGTTTGCCAGTCGGGAACGGAGCCAAAGCTGCTGCTCTTGCCCGCTTGCGAGATGGTCTGCAAATATCCGTTCGGGTCAAGGATGGTGGCGGTGCCGACGATGGGGCAGGCTGCGCCGATATCGCTCGACCAATAGAGCAGGTTGCCCGCGTTTTTCCAGATGACTCCGTTATCGTTGATGAGGGTGCCGGTGCCTCCATACCATGTTGGTTCGCTGCTGCCGCTGGTGCCGGAGTGGATGCACCAGAAGAGTTGCCCGATAGTGAGTCCGCTAACCGGGTCCAATATCCTGCCTATAATCGGGTCTCCGGCCACGTAGTTATGTCCCGCTGTCCAGCCTGACGGCCCCATGTTTTGCCACGTCACTCCGCCGTCTGTGGTGTTGCCTAAATAGGTTGCGTTCCACGTCGGCTCCATGGTGCCGGTGATGCCGAAGGTAATAACTCGCTGGATGTTGTTATTGCTGTCCTCGATGGCGAGTCCATAGATGTCGTTGGTGCTGTAGCAGGTGTCGGCTTGCCATGCGGGATAAGGGTTGGGCCTCGCGGTTTGGGTCACGGTCGGCGCGGCGGTGGGGGTTTGGATGCCCCAATTGCTCACCGTTCCGGTGTCGTTGTTGTATTGCTTATTCTCAACGTGGTTGGTGAAGTAGAGGTTGTTTCCCACGCCTAGAAAAAAGGACGGTCCTGCGCCAAAAGTTTTGTGCCATAACGATACTTTGGTATTCGGCCCGGTGGCGTCGTAGACATCGGACACGGTATCGGCTATCAGGCGCACGTGTTCTGTAGTCGTAGTGAAGGTATTCCAACCGTAGAAGCGATAGATGCCCTGAAATATTTGCGAGTTATAAACTGACAATCCGGGGCGGCGGCGGAGCGTTAGCTTGGAACTAAGCTCCGCGTTCAACCCCGCTGCTATGCGGTCCTGTCTGCCGCCATAGAACTTTTCTACAAACATTTCGGTGGCTGCATCGCGGAGCGGATTGGTATTCGTCCAATACCCGGTGACCATCCGGTTGACGTGCAATGGGGCATAGTCGCTCGGTGCGCTCTGCGCTCCCTCGATCTGTAGCGGCCCTGCCATTAGGTTGCGCTCCTCGCCTGTACGCCTTGCTGGGTGCCTAATTGGTTGCGTCCCACTTCACCCATCAAGGCGAGCCATTCCCCGATGAAGATGTTGCGTTGGGTCGCGGTTAGTCCGTCCTGCGCTCCCAGCAGATGGGAGACGAATTTTTGTTGAAAAACCGCCTGTCGAACATCCTTGGTAATCATTGCCAGCATCCCCAAAAAACCCCAGTCGTAGATGTAACTAAGGTTGTCCGGTATCGGTCCCCAAGACGATGCCACGGAAGTAACTTGCGTTGGAGTCTGCTGGTAAAAGCCGTTAAGCAGGTAAGCGCGGTCGGGCAGGGAATTGATTCGCAGGGTCATGCCGTCGTCGTCCTGCGCTTGTACGGCGATGCTCTGTGGCCGCATAACTGCACTTTCAGCGGCAAGGCTGGAGACGATGGGAAGCTCTTTCACTTCGCCGGTATTGGTATTGGTCAGCCACGCTTTTTCGAGGAAGGCGAAGCGGGTAGCGCTGATGACGTAATCCTGTACTATATCCGCGTCGCCAAAGGCATCCACGGTGGGGATGTTGAGTTCAAAGTTCACCCGGTTCCATGGCCACTTGAACGGTGCGCCTAGGACGGTCTGCTTAACCAAATTTGCAGCGGTAAGCGCGGGTTCGCCGTTAGAGATGTTGGCGGGCTGGTAGCCGATGAAGGGCAGCGCAAACAGGATGCTCGATTGAATGTTGCGCGTCACCATCGCTCTACCTCCATCCCCAGCGATACGGATATGGCCCTTGTTCCTGAATGAAGCTCGGTGAGGCTATGGCCTGATCGGGGAAGAAGCCTTTGGCCTCGTCTTCGCGGTCGCCCTGCCGTGCGGCGGCGGCTACGGAGTCCAGCCATGCCAGTTTCATCTTGTCGAAGCGGGCGAGCACGGCGGGATTAGAAGAGTAGCGATGGCTATAGGCAATGAAGCCGTCGATGAACCATTTGCTGTACTCGTCGGGGATGGGGTCGATGAACTGTCCTAGATTGATGAAGCGCGGCGGCGGTTTCATCTGCGCGAAGATGCGCATAAGCCAAACGTTTCCGCCTGACGGTGGCCGGGGAAGAAAACGGAAGCCTTGCGCGTTGGGGTCGGCTACTATCCATTCGCAACTGCCATCGGGAATAACTACACCCGGCGCGGCTCCTGCGGCGGTGCCGGGTGCGTTGGCTCCGGTGGTGCCGTACTGGGTCAACACCAGAATGTTTCCTGCTGCGTCGAGAATGTTCGTCCACTTGTTGTTGTTGCTGACCGATAGACCTACGGGATTGCTGTAGACGACTCCCGGCCCCGGCCATTTGCCGTATTCAAGCTGGTTGTTCGGATACCAACACACTTCGCCGGGGAAGCCTCCAATCGAGTTATCAATCTCGATGTCGCGGACGGCGGCAACCTTCCATGATGGCGGCGGCACCTGCGTATTGTTGATGTCGATGCGGACACCGTTTTCGAGCCATCCGATGGTGTTGCCGGTGATGCTGGCGTAGTCCTGTTGCAGCGGAGTGAGGATGAAGGCGGGAACCTTGGCCCGGTTCCATTTCCACGGAAACCGCACACTCAGCATCTCTCCCATCACGGTATTGCCGATGGAGAGTGCGGGTTGTGCGGCGTAGCCTCCGGTGGATTTGAGAACCGGGGTGAGGTCGCCCATCACGGCAACCTCATCCACAATATCCATCAACTTGACATTGCTGTTCCCCATCGCGCACTCCTCAAGTTATTGCCTTACCCTGCCGCTTGCCCCTGTTTGAAGTCCGGGGTGGTGGGGCTGGGGGTATACTTCGGGGTTGCCTTCTTAGCGGCGGCGGCATCGGCTTTTTCAGCTTCCTCGGGGTCTTTCGCCTTTTCCATGTTGGCGGCAAATTCCTTGTTTGCCTCCACCTGCTTGTCATAGGCTTCATCGTTGGCGGCTTGGTTGTCCTCGGCCTGTGCGATGAGTTCGGCGCGGCGGTCTTTCAGGCTCATCGGTTCGTCGGTCTTTACGTCTGTTGGTTTTTTTGCTGGTGCCATGATCGGTCTCGCTTTCTTGGTCGGGTTTTTTTGGCGGAGGTATTGCCGTTTCGCCATAGGGTTAGGCTGCTGCCGGTGGTTCGGCTACGTTCGTGGGGGGTAGTGGTGGCGCTCCAATGACGAAAAGCTGAGTGCCGCTCATTTGGTTGTCGGTGGGCAGGTTGAGCCAAACTAGATACTCGTCATAGAGGCGCTTGTACTCCGCCTTCTGCTCTACTGTGGCTTTCCTCGCGTTAAGCGCGGGGTCGGGCGGCTCAACAACTTTTCCGCAGCGCTGGCAGACGATGATGATGGGGCCATGGCAAAGCTGGTGCTTGATGACGGCAAAGTTATGGTCGTTGCCGCGCAACAGCATCTCCACACCTTTGCCGCCCTTCTTGTGCCAGCATGAATCCTGCCGCGCCTTAGTTAGTGCGAGGTCGCGCATGATATCGCGGTCGCGGGTGGCAGCGCGTTGGATACGCCTTGCTTTGTTGAGGCGCATTTCGGCTACCCGCTCCTGCGTCTCCTCTAGTTGCAATTGCTCTAGGTCTGCCGTGATCTTGGCTCTATCGAGTGGTGCCATAATGTCCTCCGGTTCGGTTGTGAATGGAGCGGGAAAGAGGGAAGGGTGTCCCTCTCTTCCCCGATTGCGTCGCTCTGTGGCACAATCCCCCCGCTCCAGCTTTTTAGGTAATGGCGCTGGCGGCGTCGCAGTAGCGGATGCGTTGTACCGGGTCTGGCGGAAGGGTCGCGGTGTACATGGTGTTGTACGAAGCGAAGCCTCCAATCATGCGGGAGGGGTCGTATCCGCTCGGTTCGGTTAAGCGCCGTACCCATACGTTCAAGTTTCTCCAGTCGCCGTCTCCAATCTGCGTGTTCTCCTTGGCTCCGAAGGAAATGCCAATTACGCCGTCTCTACCGACGACGTAAGTGCGGAGTTTATTCGGGGCTCCAACTGTCAGTTTGACCAACGTGGATTGATGGAAACTGCATCCGCCCCAGTCGATGACGGTTACTTCATCGCCATCCGGCGCGGGCAGTTCGCGCAACTTCTCCTGCCCTTCCGCGGTTCTTTTCAAAACGTCGGTGATGCCGTTGGGTTGGGTGGAAATCAAAATGTCGCCCACGATGAAGGGATGGATGACTCCGGTAAAGCGTCCGTTCGCGAAGGGCAAGGCATTGACGGCACCCAAAGACTGCACCATCGAAGTGATGTCCTGGGCGACAAGGTTGGTTCCCAGTGGGACGTGATTTACCAGTGCGTCAACTACGCTGGCTCCGTCGGCGGTGGCCTGAATGATGATGTTGACGACTTGTGCCAAGCGATAAGCCATCTGCACACCCAGCGCTTCAAGGGCGGGGTCAATGGCGGTTTGTATGGCGTAGGTTGAGATATTCGCGTAATCGGCGTAGTTGCCGATGGTGGATGTGTTCTGCACTACCGAAACCGTCAAGCCGGTTTGGATTGTTCCTTCCGGGGCTTGCGTCGGCGGTGAGGCTGGAGCGGCTAGGTTTTGATACATGAAGAGAACCAATTTATTTCCCGAGTTCTCATCTAATGTCCGCCGTGCCGTGCATCGGACCCATGGCGTGTTAGCTTTTAAGTTTTCAATGAAAACCTTGTCGAACGAAGTAATTACACTTTGCGGCAGGTTGGTGGTCAAGTTGGATGCTGGCGAGACGCCAACCGCCAACGCTCCGTGGACGCGATATTGCGCCACGCTATGGGTCCAGAAGAAGAGTTGTCCGCCAACGGCGGCGGCAAACTCTACCAACGGAATAACCACGTTTGTTGCAAACTTCCTGCCGTACTCGGCAGCTTTCGATGTGCTTCGCATGTGACTATCCCCCTCGTGGGAAGTCACGCGCCTAGGGCATCAACCGCTCGTCTGAAGGCCGGGTCTCGCAATCGCTCCTGATACTCCGCCCTTGACATGCGCTCGATGTCTGCGCGTGTGATCTTCTTGGGCATAGGCGGCGGGGGTGCGGTGGCGGATGCATCACTGCTCCGAATCCCTGTCGATACGCTCCGTGGTCTGGTGTTCGTAGGAGAGGGAGGATTAGGCTCCGGCGAAGATTCAGCTTCGCGCATCTGTCCGTTCGGTTTTCCATCGGTCGGCTCACTCGGCCAAGCGATGAGTTCGCCCTGATCGGCAAGCGTTTGGTAGACCAACGCAAGGTTGTTGCGGGTGAGGTCTAGCTGGCTGTCTTTCAGAGCGGCGAAGAGTTTGTCGCGGTTTTGTTGGACGGGATAATAGTCAGGCGTGGCTTGCACGAAGGCTACGGCTTCATCCCGGTAATACTGGTCACGCTGCGCGTCGGTCATGGTCGCGAGTCGTGTAGTTATTTCACGCGGGGGTGCGCCCTGCGCGTGAGTTACGATTTCCGTCACTGCCTCTACAACTTTGTCCGGGTCGGTAATGTCCGTCGAGAGACGGAGTTTGTCAGCGCTGGTTAGCTCTTTGGTTTCGGCTTTGAGCGGTTGGGGTACCCTCGCATGATCGGGCCGTCGCAGACGGCTGATCTCGCGGTTGGCGTTGGCTTGGGAGTGCAACAGCGCGTCCGCAACCTCCTTGTAAGTTTTCCCTTTGAAGGTGGAGATTCTTGCCCCTGCCGCATTTTCGATGACGGCGATGTACTCGCCGTTTTCATCGGGTTCGCCATCGTTGAGCCATAGGTATTTCATTACTGCTCTCCTCGTTCGGGTTGTGCTTCCCGCGACATTCCGCGTGTCGGGTCAAGGATGTTCTCAATTAGCTGTTCCTCTTCGGTTACTTCCGGCATCAGGGATGGCTTGGTTAGGGTGTTCAAGTAGAGGGAGATTTCGTCGTCAAGTTTTTGTTGCAGGTGGGTGAAGATTTGCCATGCGGCTTTGGCCATCTTATGGTTAGCAAGTACCTCGGCCTCGCGGTCGGCGTTGGTGTTGATGAGTTGGGTTTCGACTTCGATACAGCACATTTCCATCACATCGAGCACATCCGCCCATGCCTCGCTGTTGCGCACCTGATACAGATTGCGGCGTTGCAGCGGAGTTAGTTCCGCTGTGACTCCGAATCGCCGCTCGGTGCGGATGGCGCTGGTCATGCGATGGCTTCTTTCTCTTCGCTGGCGTCGTGCTGCGCCAGTCGTTCGGCGGTGCCGGGTGGCAGTGTAGTTATTCTGTCGGGTTGTGCGGCTAAAAACCGCATCTCCGCCAGCGTGACTTTGCGCGTCTCGCGGAGCATGTATCCAAGGCTGAGACAGATATCGCCTAGCTGGGTGAGACGAACAAAGTATTTGCCGCGTTCGCCGTGGTCAGTCCATGTGAGGTCTTCAATCAGGCCGCGGTCGAATAGCGGCTCTACGATCTGCTCCAGCGTTAAGGTGTCGTCTTCGTCGCGCATTGCGCCCTTGCCGATTGCGCCTAATGGATCGTGTAGCCTCTGCGCTCGCAGCATCTCTAAAGCGCGTTGGTAGCGCGGCGGGATGACCATGAATTTTGCGCTGTCCATTTAGCCTCCTCCTGACGTTCCGTAGAACTGGCTGGCTTGCATCTGGCGCTCGTCGGCGGTGCGCTCGGCAAAACTGGATGCGCGTTCGAGCGGGGACTCGATGAGGGCTTGGTGGGTTGCGCCTACGCTCTTGGTGGCGATGCGACCGGCGATTTTTTTGTCTTCCAAGTCCATATCGTTTTGGTGTTTCTGCTGTAGCTCGGCGGCACTGGCCTGTGCCTTAATCGCCATTGGGTTTTGCTGCATCATGGTTTGCATTTCCTGTGGCGTCATGAGAACAACAAGGTCGGCGCGGTTCTTCCACTCCGACATATCCAGAACCATCTTGACTAGCTCCATCACGTTGACCTTGTAGCCAACCTGCGAGAGTTGCTGAATCAGCGCTTGGTTGCCGAAGACTTCGAGTAGGAAGGGCAACGCCTGAGCCATGCGGTTCCGCGCTGCGAGTTTGGTTCCGGCAAGCGTTTCAAACTTAACGTTGGTCGCCATGAAATCGCCAAAGTCGGTTACAAGGTCGCGGGTGCGCTCGCCTATGCGGTCGCGGATTTCCTGTATCGGCATCCGCTCCTTCACCATCTGGAACATAAAACTTAAGAACGGCAAAAACACTCCGTCGATGAAGCGTTCAACCGGGCTTTGCAGTCGTCCGCTCGATGCAGCTTGGAGCATCCCGGCCCCCGTACCGGAATGCCCCACGCTGCTGCCTCGACCGGGGAGAACACCCTGTACGGTTGCCTGATCCGCGCCGGTTGCGCCTTCGCTCGAACCTACTACCGCTTGAATCGCTCTCCAGCCATCGGGCGGTACGATCGGCTGGGGAACGAGCGCGATGGCTTTGGTGGCGTCGGTGCCGTCCACCATGCGGATGCCGCCTAGCCTTCGCCGCTGGTCCTGAGTGGGCACATTGGCCCCTCGCGCAATGGCGTACTCGGGTTGCACCGCGAAGGCCAAAATGTCGAGGATGGCGTTAATCATCCCCTGCTCGACGCGTTGATCCGCGCCGGAGATGCGACCCACTCCCATGCCGTAACCGCTGTTTTCGATGTCCCAATAGTTGGCGCTGAGAAAGGGCTTCTCCGGCATCTTGTGTTTGCCGTTGCGGATGACGACCTTCTGTTGCAGGACAACCCGCACTTGGGTCTTGTCGAACCATTCCAATACCTGCATCGGTTTTAGCAACGGGTCTTCTGTCCAGTCGGTATCCTCGCGGGCGGCGTGATGGACGCTGGTATTGACCGTCATCGCCTCTTCGGTGCCGTCGATAGGTTCGGTCTGCTCCTCGTCCGACATAAAGATGTGGCGGAGGATTTCGTCGCTGGGGATGTCGTAGTCAGGATTTTCGCGGAGCTTGGTGAGGTCGTCGTAGTTAAGATAGTTGCGGTGGACGATGAACTTCGCTTTCCATAGCTGGTTGGGGTTCTTCCACTTCGGGTCAATGAAGACTTCACCCAGTTCGCACTTCTCGAAGGTGGGACGGTTGCGGGTTACCTCTTCCTCGACCGCTTCAAATTCGTCTGACTCCTCGGTAAACACGGTCATGGGTCGGCCTAGCGGCATCGGCACCTGCGGCGGAGCTTTCTTTCTCCGGTAGTGAGTCTCCAGTTTGGTCTCCGTCTCCCATCCCATTTTGAAGATGACGGTGCCGGAGTTCACCATGCCCTGAATCCCATAACTACACTCTTGTTTGAAATTGATTTCGTCTATCAGTTCGGAGATAAGGTCTGTCCATGCCCGTACTGTGTCCTGATGGGTAGCGGGGCGGGGCCGCACCAGAAACGGGGTTGTATCCGAAAAAATCGCGCCGGTTATAGCTGGCGCGAGAGAGTTGGTTTGCTTGGCAACCGTGAATCTGGAAACGTTCGACCGAGTGACGGTGGACCCTTCAAACGTGCTCAAGGTTCGAGGCGATTGGTAGAGGATGTCGCTCTCCGTCCATTGCAGCGGCCAGCGCCGGTCATTCTGCCATGCGGAGGCGCGTTCGTAGTCCTGCACTACAATGCTGATGACGGCGGCATCGGTATACTTGGGCGGGATAGTCGGGTCGGTGGAGGTCGTCACGTCGCCCGGTAATACCGGGGCGTGGGGGTTACTCTTCATCTCCAGAACGGCAGACGTGGCCATGGCCCCTTACCCTGAAAACCGTTAATGTTCTCTCGAAACGGGTTCTGGGTCGGGTTGCGTTCGATCCGGCCACTTCCGTTGTTTAATGGCACCCTTGTGAGGTGCGTTGCTCAGACTGGAAGATGACGCTCATTGCGCTAGCGCAAGTTCGGGGATAATAAAGCCTAAGTGCAACATTCTGCAACCCGGCTCGCCTGTGCATAAAGTCCTAGGCGAAGGCTAGGCGAAAAGCTATTCCAGTCCCGGCATGATGACTTCTAGCCCCTGATCGGTGAAAGGGCGTTCCTCGAAGCTGGTCATCGGCTCGATGTCTTCCGGCTCCGGCTCGGGCGGGGAATACTGGCCACGTCCGTAGATGAGATTGAACTTATCGCGTTCCCGCATCATCTCCCACGCAAGGGTTTCCTCGGCAAGCTCCTCGGCGCGGATGCTCACTGGCAGGTGATCGGCTACGCGGGAGACCACATCCGGCAACCCATCGTCATCGTTCATGCCGTATTGGACAAAGCCTTCGATGAGCGGTTTGGTTTTGAGCGCGGTGGAGAAGAAGAGGCGGGAGGATGCCAGCAACGGCTCCAGATGGCGGATGCGGGTGTCGCGTTCTCCGGCGTCGCCTTGAAACTCCGTCCATGTGATGTTGATGTGCCAGCCCGTTGTCAAACTGTAGTTATTGATTGCCGGTTGCATCAGCCGTGCTCCCGGCGATTCCTCGATGGAGATGGTGTGCAGTCCATTGCGCCGCGCCGTATCGTGGATGATCTTGGCCAGCGCCGAAGGCTTGTAGTGGCCCTGCAAAGTCTCCGCGATATACATGCGATTCCGCTGCAAGATGCCAACCGCGCCGGAAGTCGTCAGCCAGTTGAGGCTCCGGCAGGGAACCCGAAAGTGGAGAAATCGTTGTCCCTCCATCGGGAGGTCGCCTTCGTCCACCATCGCGGCTAGCATCTGGGCTTCCGTGAACACCAGTTCGGCGGCCCCGTAGCTGTCGAGCATGTACTGGCTCATAAAAAATTCATAATCGGCCTCATACTCCTCGCGGAGAAAGTCGTAGCTGAGGATGGCGGGAAACAGAAGCTCAAGTTCGTGCGGTTCGGGGAATCCGTTGGGGTCAAGGCGCTCCCCGTTCAACAACCGGAGCGCGGGTTTGAAGACGCGGTGATAGGTTCCCGGCCTCGCGGTCAGAACCTCATCGCTGAAGGTGTCACCCAACCCATAGGGTGTCCCAATCTTGATTTCAAAGCCGGTCGGCTTCAGGATTTTGCGGGTGAGTTTGTACGCCTTGGTGATGGCTACCCGCCCCTCGAACTTGCGCGAGTTGCGGTTGGTGTTGATGTCGTCGTAAATCAACACGTCGGGGTGCCATCCGGTAACGTTCGAGTCGATGGAGTTCGCCCATATCAGCGGCTCGATGATCTTCGGATCGTGCTGGCGAAGCTGGCAGGTGAATTGGCCCGGAATCTTTGACGGGCGGGGTACGCAGAGTTCGGGAAAGAGGGCTTGAAACAGGGTCCGCGGTCGGTGGCTGGGGTTGACGAAAAAGCTGGCTACCTGATCGACAAACGCGAAGGCTAGTTCTTTGCCTCCGCTCATAATCAGGATGGCGATGGTCATGTAGTAATGCAGGATGAGTTGTACGCAGTAGACGTTATCGAGTGTAGTTTTGTAGGTGTTGCGCGGGTACAGCAGAGTGCGTCTCCGCTTGCGTCCGATGTAGAGTTCGGCAACTGTCTGGGCCGGGTCAATCTCGGGGAAAAACTGGATGGCATCATGGTGAACGGTTTCGTCTACTAGGCAATATCCCAACACATAACTGAGCGCGAGTAGGTTGGTCTTGCAGCATCGCCGCCCGTCCTCCTTCACCGCGTCATCGTGTAGGACGATATCGGCTAGCTCCGTTCGCCACGCCTGATTGTCGCCGCGCTCGGCGGTGGGATCGCGGAGCCTCCGCCAGTTGAAATGTTGCATCTACGCTCCCGGTGTTCCCGGTGGGGTTTGTCCTGGCTGTGGTGTTCCGGGCGGGGTCTGCCCCGGCTCCGGCTCCGGCTCCTCTGGTTCACCCGGTTCGGTCGGTTGCTGCATGTGCTGTTGCACGTCGGCTAGAAGCTCTTTCATGCCGGGGTGGGTGTGTTCCTTACTAGATTTTTGCCCATCGCGTGGCGGTGCGCCGTGCTTGTTGGCTAGGTCATGCTTGGCGATGAAGCCCTTATTGTCGGAGCGGCGGATGTGCATTTCGTGAGTGTGCAGTTTCTCGCCCTTGCTGCTGAGAACTTTGGCGGCGGATTCGGCGGGTGAGTCCATCGGTCTACCTCTTTTTCTTTTTGGCTTTTTTCTTGGCTACTCCGGCCTGTCGCATCCCCACGGCGACGGCTTGTTTCAGGGCACGCTTGCGGCCTTTTTTTGCGGCCGTTTTTTTGAAGGTCGGCCCCTTGGTAAATTCGCGGATGTTGGCTCCCACGTTTTTCTTTCCCTTTTTTCCCGGCATAACTACACTCCTCCCTTGATGAGCCAGTACATGACCCAGATGAAGGTGAGACACAGGATGATGATTTTGATGGGAACGCGAACCTTCTCGTTGAACATGAGGTCGCAGAGCGGGATAACGATGAAGTTGACGAGCAGGATATCGACAACGAGCAGCATGACACGCCTCCGGGTCGCCCCGGACGCGCTCTAGACGCGCCGCAGGGCTTTTCTGTCGATGACGGTCGAAAACCCGTCCTCGAACCTGATCTGCGCTGTCCTGATAGATTGGCGGATGATCTTTACCCGCTGCCCCTTGCGACCTAACCTGTCCCAAACGAGAACATAGGGGAAGGGGATTGGCTGTGTGTTGGCTGGAGGATTAGGCCCCAGCTTCATCACGGCGGTTTTGAGTTTAGCATCGAACTGTTTCTCTTCACTAGTGCGGTCTTTTTTCTTCATGTAGCTCCTCTATTTCAACTTTTCGGATCGAGTCTACCTTGACCAACCTCTTGCTATGGCACAGTTGCGCCATCAGCGCTCTAGCCTCGGCCTCTTCCTGCATCGGCATGAAGGGGGAAATCCATGTTCCGTTGAAGCGGGAACGAATCTCTACTTCCCAGTGAACGCTCACGGTTTTACTCCTGTCTTTGCTGGCGTTGGGGCGGGGTGCCAAGCGAATTGCCTTAGTCACTGGCTACGAGAGAGTCATCGGCCTCTATCGGCGCGGCCTTGGCCTTCCTGCCGCGTTTTTGGGGCGGGTGGATTTTACGATACTCCCGCTCAGCAAGCTCCTCCGGGGAGAGTTCGGCGTCGGGCGGCGGGTTCTTCTCTTCCGCTCTTCGCCAGCGCTGGTAGCGGGTGCGCTCGGCAAGCGAAGCGGGGCGGCGGCAATACCGGCACTCCCGCACATCCTGTTTGCTGCGTCGCCAGTTTTTGCGCAGGTCGCTGCACTCCTTGGTACAGGTGATGGCGTGCTTGGGACGGTCGGCGGGGATGACGTTGCCGCACATGACGCAATGCGGGGTTACGTTGCTGTAGTTATCGACTCTCATTAGTCCTCGTTCTCTAGTTTGAAAATTCTTGCTTCGTGATCGTGGGCAATCGCCATCGCATAGCGGCCCATGCCGCGCACCATCTTTTCGGTTTTGGTTTGCTCCTCTGCTAACTGGGCTAGTGCCGCGCTCAGTTTCACCATGTTTTCTTCTACTGCGGCCATGCGTTCTTCAATCGTCATTTGTCCTTCTTTCTGGTTACGGTGTATACAGTGCGGGAATTGCCACGGTCGTTACGTACTACATCACAGACACAGTGCGCGTAGGCGTCGGAGTGGATGACTCCGGCCCACTGGAGGGCGTCGAGTCCCACCTTATGAAAGTTGTCCTCATCCCCCTTCTGCCGGGGGCCAAGCACAACTGTCATGTGAACGTCATAGGCGGTTTTTTTCTTCTTGGCATCGGGCGGGGCCACGGTGCGGCCTTGGGCGAAGATGGCGACAGCATCTTTGTACGCCTTGGCCTCGGCGGTGATCTTGAAACCCATGTGGGAGTATCCATCTCTCCCGGTGTAGCGACACGGTTTCTTATAATGATTTCCAGAGGGAACAACCAACGGAACGACAAAGGAAACCACGTCTTCGATGACGTTATTCATAGCCAACTCTCCCCGGTTCTGACGGCATAAATCACGTTGTAACTGACTCCATATTTCTTTGCTAGTTGACTGTGGGCAACGGATGAGGGTGCCATTTTAATTTTCTCCGCCTTCGCCTTAGTCAGTTTGGTACGGTTATTTCTCCGAACGTTCTCTTTGTGGGTCACAGCCTCCAAGTGTTTGAGATTGACGCAGCGGCGATATCTGCAAGTGTGGTCAACGTCGAATCCATCGGGAATGGGGCCGTTTGCATCGATGTAGATTTGGCGATAAGCAAGCGTTGTGTCTTTTCCTTTCGCGGTTGGGTAACCTTTTTGTTCACTCCCGCTATCCACTGCCAGCATCCATTTTTGAGCACTCTGTATCTCGGTTTTCCGTTGCTGTAGAAAAGCGGTCCCTTCCTCCTTGGGCGTTCGATTCCGTACTTTTGGGCGGCGCTCTTGATGCCTTCATAGCCTCTTTTCAGCAGTTCGCTGATTTTTTTACGGGGTGAAGTCGGGTAATGCAGTCTTAGCAGGTCAATCTCTTCTTGAGTCCATCGCTTCTTATTTCTACTTGACATAAACTTCACTGTACCCTCAAAGTAGAGTATATGGCAATCAAGCGAGAAGCAAAGGAAATTCGCTCGAATAGTTACATAAAGGGAATCGGAAGGCGGTCACGGCGGCGTACCGGCGTAATTGTCCAGTCGATTCGCCTTTTGGCAACCGATAACAACAAACTGCACGACGCGGCGAAGGTGGAAGGTATCTCCTTCAACGGTTGGGCCAGCAAAATCTTGACGCGGGAAGCTGCGAAGGTGCTCAAGCGGGCTGAGGCGGCAAAGCAGAAAGTAAAGGGGGAATAACTTGGCAAAGACAAGCACACCGGCGAGGGATACACGTCCCTCCAACAACAACAACGCGGCCTTACAGCCGCAACCGAAAGACCCGCGGCATGAACTGTTCTATCTGCTTGGCGTGTTGCGCGGCGGCGGCGTGGATAACGCTGTCCGCATCGCAGAGCTAGTCAACGAACTATTGGTTCCTGCGGCACCGGGCGAGACTGGAGGCGAGTGATGAGGAAGGCTCCGTCAGAAAAAGAAGTGGACCAGATGATTAAATCTGTATTTGAGGAGATGGAGAAAGAAACTGGCGAAGAGAAGTCTGAGGATTTCAAAGCCTGTTTTGCGCTTGGATTCAAGTTCGGAATCGTCGCAATGACGGACGACCAGATTTTTAAAAAGGTGTCGGAAGGGAAGGTTAACTAAGATGGCGAAGTTGTTACGCGCTGATGGATCGGAGGAGAATTTGCAACCGCCGAATGGAGTTCACTGGAATGTCAACGAGCTACAAATATTGGTTGGCGGCTACGTCGAAGTGGTCAACACTCACGATGGCCGGTATCTGGTTCTCGATGAGGAAGGGAAGTTGAAGCGCAAGCCGTTGAATATTGCCGCAACCCGGATGTACCAGTACGGGCGGCGGGATGTGATTGCGGGAGATGTAGTTTTGGTTGACACTAGGTTGGAGCTTGACGGGCCGGAGGAAGGGCCGGAGGAGGAGAGATGAGAAACCCCTTCACGCGGGACGGCTACACCGGGCAGACACCTTTACGGGTCTGCCCGTTTTGTTCTTATACGCTGGATGCCGTTACCAACCTGACCGGGCAGGATCAACCGCAGGAAGGCGATTTCACGGTTTGTATCGGCTGTCGTGGGGTCTTGCGCTTCGGGCATAATCTGACCCTGCACAAGAGTTCCTTAATGGAAGTGCCAACCCATCTGCGGATGTCGTTTGCTAAGGTGATACGGGTCGCGGAGACCATGCCGAAGCCGAAACGGTCCTCCAGATCGGGGCCACCATCCGGGCCGGGGTTCATCACACTCCTACTCGTGCTGATTTCCTGTTTCGGATTTGCGCTCTCCTACACGATTTTCTTTTTCGTCCGATGAGATTCGCTCCGACCGGGGGCGTTTTAGAAAGGAGGTTCCCTATGTATTTTCTCAATGTGATTTTCTTCATCGCTGATTTGAGCGGTGGGGACTTCTCTTGGAGTGGGGGCGGCACCGCCGACTCTCCAATTGACATGGCTGGCGGCTAAAACCGAGGGGGAGCAATCCCCCTCTTTTTGGTAGGAAGAGGAACCAAAACCATCAACCCCAACTTTAAGTGAACTTGCTTAAAAATCTGCAACCTGCGTATAGTCTTTGCTTCAGTGTCTTTGGTGGCTCGCCGCCCTTTCGACACGAATTGAAGGGCCAAACGTTGACTGATCCTCAACGCAATGGCGGGGGGAGATGAGCCTTCCCCCGCCGACCCTCAAGCTCATTTGAAGGTGATGCCCAATGCAGGACGTTCTACAAAACGTGCAAAATTTGAGATTGATTTTCTCCCGGCGCTTGTGTGCGCCACAAAGTCCAGCGCCCCGCAGTAAAAGCGGCTGTGAGTTCTCTCTGGAAGGAAATCCCAGAGTTCCCTCAAGCCGCTTCGACCCTTAACGTAGAAAGAGACTAGGCCGAACACCTAGTCTCTCTTGAATTACTTTTTTAGTTCTCCCAACAAAACTCCTAGCGCGGTCAAAACGCTGGTACAGGAATTTTGTTGCCCGGTGGAGGCCGGACAATATGAAAACGCTATCAAACACCCTCTCCGATGTCAACTCCCTAGCCTGTGAATCTTTCGTTACTCCTTCGCCCCGGCTGGCGCGGGTCTCCTTCGCCTTCACTCCCGTTCCCCACAACATCGGGGAAGTGTTGACGCCTATCGAGGAACGGTTGTACCGCATCCTGATTAGCCTTGCCCAACGTGCTTTACATGGCATTGTTGAGTGTTGTGTGCGTGTCCTGGGCTCGATCATCCATCGGTCAAGGCGGCAGACGCAACGTATTTTGCGGAGCATGGAGCGGAAGGGTGTTCTGGAGACTATTGAGCGGCAAATTTCGAGTAATCGAAACGCCCCTAACCTTTACAAATTACTAGGTTTAGTCTTTCAGGGGGGGGTGGGCGTCAAAACCACCGCAGAAAAGAATAGAAAGCTCTTAAAAACCACTACAGCGGAGCGGTCGATTGCCGCGCTTAAGGATGCTCTTAGGCGGATGCAGGATGAGCGAGACCATGAGCGGATGCTTCGCCGGTACGAAAAACGTGGTGAGTTGATGTTGAGCAAGGCGGTGGAGCGCACGAAACGGGCGGCTGCGGCCTGTTTGGGCATGTATACTGGGCCGAAAACCCCCGATGATGCCGAGGTTGCGGCGGCATGGTGGCAACGTGATCGGGAGCGCGAAAAAGCGCGGTTGGAGGCGAAGTGAACCCCGAGGAACTGCAAAAGTTGGAGCTACAGGCTGACTTTGCCATAGCCAAGGAGATTAAGTTTGTCGCCGTAGACCCAGAAGTTCTCCTAACCCTGATCGAATTTTATGAACTGCACACCGTAGAGCCACGAAGACGAAGAGAGAATTGGATGGAGGGGGAGTGAAAGACCGGATCGGGAACGTTTTGGCGGCGGGCGACAAGGTTCTGGTGGAATTGCCGGTTTCGAGCATCATTGGCTTCGTGGCGGAGCTTCAGGAGCCGGGTAAGGTGGCTCTACGCGCACCCGACCGGGTTCCTCACGGTTATGTGACTCCGGGGCGGGTTTTGGTGTCCTGTGTGGTGGCGCTGCCCGTTGATGGCGAATTTGGGGCGGTCGCGCAACTGGTGAAGGTGTATGATGCGGCCAAGGAAGGCACTCAGGAGCCTTTCGATGCGAGTAAAACGATGTATCCCTCTCGTCGAGAGAACTGAAGCCATATAAATCATTGGGATGTAGTCCCACAAAGAAAATAATTAGGTGACAAACGCATCGAGCAGTCGCCCTCTGTGGCTCGTGGGAGAGATGCGGGAGAAGACGAGCCGAACAATAAAACAATAAAGTGTTGCAAAAGAGTATAGAGATATGCTAAGAAAGAGTGCATGAGTAAAGCAACATAAAACTTTTACAATGGAAAACTTTTTTAGCGA